GCGAACGTGCTCTACGCCGATGGGTTGCGCGCGCCGAGACCTGTCGCGCGGCTCGACTTGCACCGCAGGGCGACGGCGGCCGAGGAACGCAGAACCACAGCCCGCACCGCCCTCGCGGCGCGGAAGGCGGGACGATGAGCGACACGAAGCTCTGCATCGTCGACAGCGCCATCGCGTTCGAGCTGCGCACCACGCGGAGCGGCGTGGTCGCGCGCGTCACGCCCGAAAGCCTCGCCAGGATTGCGCCGCTGCTCGCCCGCTTCGCCGATCGCGACGGGGGCCGCGTGCGCTTCGAGCTCGAAACGAAGACTGTCGACGTGCCGGCGCGGCGAAAGGGCAAGCGATGAGCGAGTGGGAGCGGGACGACGGGCAGCGCGGCGGCGAAGGCACGATCCGCGGCTACGAGAACGGCGTGCTCATCGGGAGCACGGGGCGTCCGCGGGGCGTCTCCGACTTCGGGTGGGAGCTGCACGACGAGCGTGCGGTCGAAGCACTGCCGCCGTTCGGCCGCGCGCTCACCGAAGCCGACGCCCAGGAAGCCTGCGACGCCGCAGCCGTCGCGTGGGTGCTGGTCGCGCTCGCGAAGCGCGCTGCCGCGTGGGCGCGCGACGTCGATGCCGAGCTCGCGCGGGAGTACCGGGCGGCAGCAGCGGCAGCGACCCTGGCCGACGACACCGACGACGACGCGCAAAGCACGCGGTCGCTCGCCGAAGCGCTGGCAGAGCGGCGACGCGAGCGAGAGGCGATGCACGCCCTGCTGCGAGGCTGGCCGTGAGCACCGGCACCGATCAGGCCCGCTGGCTCGCGCCGCTCGGCCCCTGCGACAGCACGCCCGCGTGGTGGGAACGCTGGACGGACGCGATCACACGGGCGCCTGCGTTCGACGACGCCGATGGCGGCGAGCCCTACGCGCCCAACTGGAGCCACCACGTCGACGGCGCGACGTACACGCCCATCGCACGCAGCGCGATGACGGGTCCGCTTCTGCGCTGGGGCTACCGCGTGGGTGGCGTTGGGATGCCCGCGTCGACGGACGGGTGCGCGTACGTGGTCAATGGCGAGCGGCTGTGCAACGGGGCGTGCTTGTGAGCGCCAATGGCGTGGAAGGCGGGACGATGAGCGACGTCGACGCGCTCGCGGAGTTCATCGCGGCGTGCCGCGCGCTCGAAGACTTCGCCTCGGCCGTAGCACGGGCAGACCGCGAGCGGCGCGGCATGAGCGAGGCGTCGCAGCGTGCTGAGCGAGAGGCGCTGCAAGCCCGCGTCGATCGCGCGAAGAGACTGGCCGACGAGGCGATCAAGAGGCTAGAGGAGCGACGATGAGCGAGTGGGTGGACGACGGCTGCCGTGGCGCCGAGCGGGACTACACCGAGACGCACGGCGAGCTCGCGGTCTACGCCTTCGCAACCGGCGTTTCGCAGGCGTGGTGCGCGGGGTCGCGCGTGCCGAGCGACCAGAGCCCGACGAGCCTCGAAGGTGCGAAGGCCGCTGGCGAAGAGGCGCTTGTCGCATGGGTCCTGATTGCGCTCGCGAGGCGGGCTGCCGCGTGGGCCGAGGGCATCGACGCGCGGCTCGCGCGGGAGTACCGGGCGGCAAGTGAGGGGTACGACCAGCTCTCGCGCAGGACGTACCGCACCGAAGCTGACCGCGAGGCAGCGGTTGCTGCGCAACGACGCGCGGCCGAGGCAGAGAGCGCCCTGCTGCGAGGGTGGCCGTGAGTGCAAACGAATGGAGCTTGACGATGGAAGCGATCTCTCTGCCCCACTGCCGCCAGTGCCTCTCCCTGCGCGACGCAGGCGAGGTCCCCGCGACCTGTGGCGACTGCGGCGCCCAGCTCTACGCGCGGCCCGTGCTCACGCACCGCGTGGGCCTGACGGGCATGCTGCGCGACCTGATCGCACTGCGCGAGCACTTCGCCCACGCGCCGGGGCCGCGCAGCAACACGGCAGTTGCGCTCGAGGTCGCGAGCTCAGGCGTCTTCGGCACAGGCAACCGGGGCACGAAGGGCGCTGGCGCTCACGTCGTGCCTGAGCCGCAGCCGACGCGCACCCCGCCGAGCACGCTCGCAGCGCTCACCCGCTACCGCCAGCTCGATGCGCACCCTGGGCACCGCGCCAGGGCGCTGATCGTCGCGGGCACCGTGCGCGGCGACGGGTACGAGCCCGTGGGCACCGTCCGCGGGAGCGCCGACCCTCTGCTCTCGGCGGGCGTGGTCGAGCGCATCGAGGGCCGCACAGTGACGATGCAGCAAGCGCTCGGGTGGCACCTGTCGCGCGAGCACCACGCGACGTGGCGCATCAAGCTCGCGACGCGGGACGCAGCACCGGCGCTCGCCGCGATGGAGCGCGTGGGGGCTGCGGCGCTGGAGGCTGCGGTGCGGGAGTGGGAGGGGTGACGGTCGCGCGCGGCCGCGGCCCTGCGTGCCCGCGCGTATCCGCTTCGCGGCCACTGTCAACTCGCATTCCTTGACGGGAGAGTTTGGCCACGCTACCGTGTAGTCGTCCGTGGATACGTCGTGCCCGCAAGGCGACGACCTGACCGCAGACGAGCTCGCACTCGCGATCCAGCAGCCGCCGCGCACCGTGCGTAGGTGGCTCGCTGGGTGGCACGCGCTCGGCGTGGCAGGCGTCCGCACCGTCCCCTCACCGGGCCGCGGTGGTGTCTCGTACCGCGTCTCCGCGGACCTCCCGGCCCGCTGGCTCGCGTGCGAGCTGCCGAGCCCTCACGGCGTTGCGGAGGCTGCATGAGCGCTTGTGCGTGGTGCAACCAACGCTGCGTCGTCGGCCAGGTCGACGAGGACGGCGACCCGTGCTGCGACGCCTGCGCGGGCCTCGCGGGGCTGGAGTACGCGGGCGTGGCCTCTCGCAGGCTTGGCGTCTCGCTGCTCGCGCTGCGACGTGCCGCGAAGGCCTCGGGGCTGCTCTCGCCGCGCCAGTTCGCGCGGACGTGGGACCGGCTCGCGAAGCACTTGAGTAACTAGCGGCCTCGCGCGCTGGCGACACCAGCGGACGCGCCCCTGTCCGGTGAGGCCCAAGGGCACCTCTACCGCCCCGCTCTCGCGCACAGCGCAAGGAGAGCGCGGGCTCGATCGACCATGGAGACCATCTCCCCCAGCAGCACCGTGTACGTCTCGCGGATCGTCGACGTGCTGCGCTCGCTCGCGCCCGCGCCGCGCAACCGCGCCGAGCGTCGCGCTGCTGCTCGCCTCACGCCCCGTTGCCCGCACTGCGGGCGCGCGTTCGCGGACTGCTACTGCGGGATGCCGAGGCGATGAAGCGCCCTCGTGGCTTCGACCCCGCAGACGCGGACGCAGACGATCCTGACGCCCGCGTGATCGAGCACTACGGCTACCGCTGCCTCGTGATCGGCCACGACCCAAGCCCGCGCGAGAAGGTGTTGCGGCTCGTGCGTGCGACGCGGGCGCTCGATGGTCGCACCGAGGACTTCGGCGACGAGAACTGACCAATGGCTGCGCACACCGTCTACACCGAAGAGATCGGCAAGCGCATCGTCGCCGAGATCCGCACGGGGCTCCCGGTGAAGTTCGCTGCCGCGAACGCCGGCGTCCACCGCTCGACGGTCTACGACTGGCTCGAGCGTGGCGAGAAGGCCACGCCCACCGACGCCGACGAGCCCTACGTCTCGTTCGCGCTGCTCTACCGCGCTGCCGAGGCCGCGTACGCGAAGCAGGAGCTCGCCTCCATCGACGGCGAAGTCGGCGAGGGCAGGGGCGACTGGAAGCGCACCGCGTGGAAGCTCTCGAAGCGCTTCCCTGGTGAGTTCGGCGACAAGCTCGCGCTCGAGCACAGCGGCCCCGAGGGCTCGCCCATGCAGCACGAAGTCACCGCGCGCGTCGTGGTGCTCCCGCAGATCACCGATGCCGCAGCCCTCGCAGACGATCCTCTGGTCGCCGACGCAGGCACAGGCACTCTTTCTCTCAAGTCCGGCTGACGAAGCGCTCTACGGTGGCGCGGCTGGCGGCGGGAAGAGTGCCGCGGTCGTCGCGCTGCCGCTGCGCTGGGTCGACAACCCGCGCTTCAACGCGCTCGTTCTGCGTCGCGACACGACGCAGCTGCGCGACCTGATCTCCAAGACCGAGGCGCTGTATCCGGCCCTCGGCGCGAAGCTCAACCTCACCACGGGGACGTGGCGGTTCCCGAGCGGCGCGCGCGTGTGGTTCACGCACTGCGAGCACGAGACCGATGTCTCGCGCTTCGACGGTCAAGAGTTTCACCTCGTCGTCTTCGACGAGCTGACGCACTTCACCGAGAAGCAATACCGCGCGATACGCGCGCGCATTCGCGGCACCGACCCCACGCTCCCGCGTGCGACGCGCGCCACGACGAACCCCGGCGGCCCTGGGCACGAGTGGGTCTTCGCGCGCTTCGCTGCGTGGCTCGACCCAAAGCACCCGCGGCCGTCCGAGTCGGGGCGCCTTCGCTGGTACACGGGCGACGACGAGGTTGCGCGCGGCACGCCCGACGCGCTCTCGCGCACGTTCGTTCCGGCGAGGCTCGAGGACAACCCGCACGTCACCCCGGAATACCGGGCGGCGCTGCTCCAGCTCGACCCGCTTCGACGCGCGCAGTTGCTCTCGGGCGATTGGCTCAAGCGCGCTGCGCCGAAGGAGCTGTGGGACCGCGACAAGATCCTGCACCTCGATGCGCCGCCGTCGCTCGTACGAGCTCGCGTGCGGTGCTGGGACTTCGCAGCAAGCGAAGACCGTTCGGCCGACTGGACGGTAGGCACGCTCGCGAGCATCACGGCCGAGGGGCTCGTGGTGATCGAGCACGTTCACCGCTTCCGCGGCGCACCCGCGAAGGTGCGCGCTGAGTTCTCGCGGGTCGCCCAGGACGATCGCGCGCGCGACCCGCGCACGGTCCAGTGGATTCCGCAAGACCCGGGGCAAGCCGGCAAGGACCAGGTGCTCTCGTACCAGTCCGGCAACCCCGGCATCACGGTGCGGGCGCGGCCGGTGAGCTCCGACAAGATTGTTCGCTTCGGCCCCGCCTCGGCCCGCGCACTCGCAGGAACGCTCGCTCTCGTGCGCGGCGCTTGGAACAGCGCCCTACACGACGAGCTTGAGGCCGCGCCAGGACCGAAGGGCAGCAAAGACGATCAGCTCGACACCGTGAGCGACTGCGTCGCGGTGCTCACGGGCGCCGTGCCCGCGACGCTCGACCCGCCCCGTCAGTTCCCGAAGCCGCGCCTCTAACCGATGCCCACTCCCCCGAGAGAACGCCGCACCGCCCACGGCTACTGGACGGTGCCCACGCTCTCGTCGTGGTCCGTCGCGTCCGTGCGCTGCGCGCTCGACGAGCACGAGGCGGGCTGCTTCGCGCAGTCCGCGGTGCTCGCCGAGGCGATGGAGCGCAACCCGCGCATCTACTCGGCGATCAACACGCGAGTGAAGGGCTCGACGGGCCTGCCGTTCGCGCTCGAGCCCGATGCGAAGGCCCCCGCCGCGCGCGGAAAGCGCGTCGCCGAAGAGCTCATGGGCGAGTGGTACTCGCTCGTTCCCGAGCAGACCGCCGCGGACCTGCTGCGCTGGGCCGTCATGCTCGGCGTCGCGTTCGCCGAGGTCGTATGGCGCTCGGAGCGCGGCGCGTGGGTGCCGTCGCTTCGCGTCGTGCACCCGTATTGGGTTCAGTTCAACGACGCCGCCAACCGCTTCGAAGTCCACACGCGCGACGGGCTCGTGCCCATCACGCCGGGTGACGGCTGGCTGGTGTTCGGCTACGCGAGCGAGCGCCCCTGGATGCGCGGCCTCGTGCGATGCCTCGGCATCGAGGACCACGTGCGCGGCCTCGCGGTGCGCGATTGGGCGCGCTGGAGCGAGGTGCACGGCCTGCCGATCCGCAAGGCGATCGCGCCCAGCGGGTCGAGCGACGCAGAGAAGGATCGATTCTTCGACGACATCGCCGCGCTCGGCAGCGAGACCACCGTGCTCACGCCGCGTGGACCAGACGAAGCGTCGAGCTTCGACCTGCAACTCGTCGAAGCGCAGGACACCGGCTGGGAAGGCTTCTCGCGCCTGATCGAGCTCGTCGCCTCCGACGTGTCGATCGCCGCGCTCGGCCAGAACCTCACCAGCGAAGTCTCGGGCGGCTCGCTCGCCGCCGCGAAGGTGCACGACCGCGTGCGCCAGGACTACCTCGAAGACGACGCGCAGACGCTCTCGTCTGCCCTGCGCGCGCAAGTGCTCGCGCCATGGGCGCGCTTCAACTACGGCGACGAACGCCTCGCGCCGTGGCCGTGCTGGGACGCCGCGCTCCCCGAGGACCGCAACGCCACCGCGACGACGTGGCAGGCCGCCGGCACCGCCGCGCAGGCATGGAACGCCGCACTCGCGTCGCAGGGCAAGGCCGTCGACCTCGTGGCGCTTGCCGAGCGCTGGGGCGTGCCCCTGCGCGACGTGACGCCCGCCGAGGCTGCGCCGCCACCGCCCGCACCGACGGGAGACCCGAATGCCCAATGAAATGCCAGCGAGCTTCCGCGCCGCGCTCGACGCCGCGCTGTCTCGCCCTCTGCTTCTTGACCCCCGCGCGTTCGACGGCGTGCGCGCAGGCGTTGCCGGGAGCTTCGCGCCCCGCGCCGACACGGACGGCGCCGAGGGAGGCGAAGTCGCCGCCAGCACCCGCGACGGCAACGTGGCGATCGTCACGGTGCGCGGGCCGCTCGCCCACCGTGCGTGGTCGTGCTGGATGTTCGCTGGCGATGGGTACGACGCGATTCTCTCGCGCGTTCGCTCCGCGCTCGCAGACCCGCTGATCGACGCGGTTGTGATGCGCATCGACTCGCCTGGAGGCGAGGTCGCGGGGTGCTTCGAAGCGGTGCGCGCGATCCGCGCCGCGCGCGCAGAGCACGACAAGCCCATGGTCGCGTTCGTCGACGAGATGGCGTGCAGTGCGGCCTACGCGCTCGCGTGTGCGTGCGACGAGATCGTGTGCCCCGACTCGGGCGCGGTCGGGTCCATCGGCGTGATCACTGCTGTGGCCGACGAGACGGGCGCGATGGCCCTCGAAGGCCGCACGGTCTCGGTGATCACCAGCGGCGCTGCGAAGGCCGACGGGCACCCTGCGGTGCCGCTCACCGAAGACGCGCGCAGCCGCATTCAGGCCGACATCGATTACCTCGCGGGTCTCTTCGCTGCTGAGGTCGAGGCGGGTCGCCCGATGACAGCGGCCGACGCGCTCGCGCTCGAGGCCCGCGTGATGCGCGGCGCACAGGCCGTTGACGCGCACCTCGCCGACCGCGTGGGCAACCTCGCCGACGCGATCGATCGCGCGCGGTTCCTCTCCGACTCCCCTGCACGCGAGCTCGCTGCTCCGCGTGCCGCTTCCCACACCGCCGGCACCACCGGCACCCGGAGCAATCGCATGAACAGCATCCTCGCCCTGCTCGGGCTGCCGGAGTCGGCGACCGAGCACGACGCCGCCGCGGCCGTCACGAAGGCCACCGAGGCGCAGCGTCAGATCGTCGCGCTCACGGGCGCGCAGAGCTTCGACGCCGCGCTCGGCACCATCCACGGTTGGAAGGCCGAGGCCGCCAAGGCCAACACGCTCGCCACCGAGCTTGCGACGATCCGCGCCGCCGAGGCGACCCGCGCTCGCGCTGCCGTGCTCGACGGCCTGGTGGCCTCGACGCGCATGACGCCCGCCGAGCGCGCCTCGTTCGACTCGGAGCCCGCGCTCGCGGCGCTGCCGCTCGAAGCCATCGAGGCGATGGCGCGCACCCGCAGCGCCGCGGCGCCCGTCGTGAAGACCGCGCCCGTCGCGCCTGTCGCTGGCCCCACCGCCACCGCGATCACCCCCGAAGACGAGCACGTGGCTCGCGTCCTCGGCCTCGACCCCGCCAAGCTCGCGGCGCACGTCGCCGCGGAGGTGAAGTGACATGACCGCCCTCTCCGCAGCGCGCAACACGCCGAAGCGCAACAGCCTCCCGACGCCCGAGTGCATCTCGGTGCCCGTCGCGGCGTCGACGAAGATCTACCAGGGCGCCCTCGTGGGCATCAACGCGAGCGGCCACGCCGTCGCGGGCACCAGCGTCGCGACCTCGCGCGTGATCGGTCGCGCCCGTGCGCTCGCCGACAACAGCTCGGGCCTCGCCGCGGCGATCAACGTCGAGGTCGAGTTCGGCGTCTTCTGCTTCGACAACAGCTCTTCGACGGGCGCGATCACTGCGGCCGACGTGGGCCGCCCGTGCTTCGCGGTCGACGACGCCACGGTCTCGCGCGACAGCTCCAACGGCGGCCGCAACGTCGCTGGCGCGGTGACCGATGTCGACACCTCGGGCGTCTGGGTGTGGCTCGGCCTCGCCCAGCTTCCCACGGTGATCGAGCAGACGTTCATCGCTGCTTCGGACCTGTCCTCGTCGGGCAACGTCGCCGTGAAGATCGACAGCGCCGGCAAGGTCGCCCTCGCGGGCGCGGGTGAGATGGCGATCGGCATCTTGCAGAACGCGCCGGTCGCCGACGCGATGGCGATCGTGCGCGTCGCGGGCATCTCCGCGATGAAGGCCGACGGTACGGGCGTCACGCGCGGCAACCGCATCTCGAGCGCCGCGAGCGGCCTCGGGCGCGCGAGCACGTCGGCCGCGACGGGCCTCGCCGCGACGAAGACCGACGACGCGGGCGAGGCGCTCGACCCGCTGATCGGCGCGCACGTGATCGGCGTCGCGCTCTCCACCGCCGCCGCGTCGGCGCAGTTCCAGATCCTCCTGACCCACTCGGGCGCGTGCCCGACCACCGCCGCCTGAGGTAAGCCACCATGCGAGTCACTTCCGCCGCGATCGAGGCCGTTCGCAAGACGTTCAGCCTCGTCTACCAGCAGGGCTACGACAGCGTTGCGCCGTGGGCGCCGCGCGTCGCGATCTCGGTCCCGAGCTCCAACAAGAGCAACGTCTACGGCTTCCTCGCGAAGCTGCCGACGATGCGCGAGTGGGTCGGCGACCGCGTGCTTCACAACGTCGCGGAGCACGACTTCACGGTCGACAACAAGGACTACGAGCTCACCATCGAGGTCGACCGCAACGACATCGAAGACGACAACTTCGGCGTGCACTCGCCGAAGGTCGAGATGATGGGCATGGCGGCCCGCAAGCAGTTCGACTACCTCCTGGTGTCGCTGCTCCAGGGCGGGCAGAGCTCGCTCTGCTACGACGGCCAGAACTTCTTCGACACGGACCACCCCACGTCGAAGTTCGATGCCGCGACGGGCTCGCAGCGCAACTACTACGCCTCGGGCCGCGCGCTCTCGTACGACAACTACGTGGCGATGCGCGCCGAGATGATGGGGTACCTCGGCGAGGACGGGAAGCCGCTCGCGGTGATGCCCAACCTGCTGATCGTGCCGCCGCAGCTCGAAGCGAGCGCGCGCCTCATCGTGCAGGGCGCCTTCCTGCCCAACAGCGGCGGCACCGCGCCGCAAGACAACGTGATGCGCGGCACCGCTGAGGTGATGGTCGTGCCCGAGCTCGCGGGGCAGGCGACGACCTGGTACCTGCTCGACACCTCGAAGCCGATGAAGCCGTTCGTGACGCAGACGCGTCGCGCGCCGACGTTCGTGCGGCTCGACGAGGGCAGCGAGCACACCGCGCGCACGAAAAAGTTCATGTACGGCGTCGACATGCGCGGCGCCGCTGGCTACGGCCTGTGGTTCCTCGCGGCGAAGTGCGCGGCGTGAGCACCGTGGTCGTGCAGGCCCGCCGCGATGGCGGGCGCCGCCGCGGCGGCCGGCACTGGCCCAACACGCCCGTGCAGGTCGATGTCAGCGAAGAACTGCTCGCCCTGCTCAAGAGCGATCCCGAACTGCTCGTGCGCCTGCCGCGCGAGCACGAGCACGCGACGGCGATCGACGGAGACACCGTGGAGTCGCTGCGCGCGGAGCTCGCCGAGCTGCAACGCCAGCTCGCCGAGTCGCGCGCGGCGCACGCCGCGGACAACGATGCGCACGCCAAGCTCGTCGCGAGCCTGCGTGGCCCGTGCGACGGCTGCGCTGCGAACCTCGATGCGGCATTGAAGGCGACTGCCGAGAACGACGCCCTGCGCAAGCAGATCGCCGCGCTCGAAGAGGCCGCCACCGCACCCGCCCAGCCCTCGAAGAAGAGCGCCAAGTGAGCCAGTACGCGACCGCTGCCGAGCTACAAGCGACGCCCGGCGCGGCCGCGTACGTCGAAGGCCTCGCCGACGCAGAGCTCGATGTGGCGCTCACGCGCGCGTCGGCGCTCATCGACGGCTACGTGTCGACGCGCACGACGCTTCCGCTCACGACGGTACCCGAGTCGCTGAAGCAGGCCGCGATTCACATTGCGGCCTGGTACCTCGCGAGCGGTCGCGGCTTCGACGTGGGCGCCGTCGGCAACACCGCGAAGCAGTGGCACGACTGGTGGCTCAAGTGGCTGCAAGACGTGGCCTCGGGCTCCGCGCCGCTCCCTGGCGTCACTGACACCACGACGAGCACGAGCGGCGCGCGCGTCTCGACGTCGACCCCGCGGGGCTGGTGATGGCCGGCCTCGGGATCGACACCGCCGCGCTCGATGCATCGTGCGACCGTCTGCTCGCGGACTTCGAGCGAGCCGCCGACGATGGCCTGCTCTACGCCGCGGAGCGCACCGCGCGTCAAGCGCGCGAGTCGCACTGGTATCGCAACCGCACGGGCGACCTACAGGCGTCCACGCAGGCGGCACAGACCACCATCGGTTCGCTGTGGGACGACACCCTGCACACGTGGGTGGCCGCAGGCGAGCCATATGCCTCCTACGTCGATGCGCGCTCCCCGATCCTGTCGACCGCCTACGAGGCCGTCGCGTCTGAGATCGACGCGCACCTCGGCACCCTCTTCGAAGCTGCCCTCCGATGAGCCTCACCGCCATTCGCACCGCGATCCGTGAGCGGCTCGAGACGCTGCTCACGACCGCAGACCCCGCGGGCACCCTCGCGCAGGTCGCCGATTGGGCGGGCGAGATGGAGCGCAGCGATGGGCCGGGGCTCGACGCCCTCGGCCGCACGCCTGCGGCTCTGATTGCTTTCGCGCGCGAGACGCCGACGCAGACGAAGCTCGCCACCACAGGCGAGATCGCGCAGACGCTCGCGACGCTCTGGACCGTGTTCGTGGTCGTGCGTGCGGTCAGCCGACCCGGCGAGACCACTGCGACGCTCGACGCTGTGCTCGACGACGTGATCGACGCGGTGGTCGGAACCCAAGTCACCAGCGTGGGCGCGGTGCCGCTCGCCCTGGAGAGCGTCGCGCCTTACCGCGTGCGCCCGGGGCTGTTCGTCTACGCGGTCACGCTGCGCGCCTCGCGCACGCTGGGCGGTCGTCCGGCCGAGGGCGAGACCGACGAGTTCCGGCAGTTCGACGGCGAGGTGAACCCGCTCGACGCGAACGCCACGACTGATGCCGACGCGCTGCCGCTTTCGACGGTGCGCGCCGAAGACCTCCACGACTGACGAGGCCCCATGTCTGAACCCTTGACCGTTCGCGTGCGCGCGAAGGGCGACGGGCGCTTGCGCGCTGTCGCCGCTGACGGACGCACGCTCTTGTCTCGCTACGTCGGCCGCGACGCCAACGGCGATCCGCTCGCGTTCGGCGAGCCCGTGGCCGCACAGCGCGAGGGCGACGAACTGCTGCCGGCCGACGCGATGCTGCGCCGGGCGGTGCTCGATGGCGACCTCGAAGTGGTCGCGCCCGCTCCCGCTCCCATTCCCGAGGAGACCTGACGCATGCCTCTCTCCGCACCGCTCGGGTACGACCCGAACTCTCCCGCGCCGTTCTTCGGCGTCAGCGTGCGCCTGGGCGTGGGCGGCAAGGCCGTCGCCGCGCCGCGCAAGCTGCTCGTGCTCGCCAACATGATCGCGAGCAACCTGACGCGCGCGGACATCACCGCGAGCGACGGTTCGACCTACTCGGGCTCGACGCTCCCCGTCGTGGCGGGCACTGCGACGGTGGCAACGCCGATCGCCGTGGCCTCGCCCGAGGACGCGGATACGTACTTCGGGCAGGGCTCCGAGGCGGCGCTGATGTGCCGCGCCATCTTCGCGCAGAAGAAGAGCGCGGACGTAACGGTCTGCCCCGTGGCCGAGGGCGGCTCTGCGGTGAAGGCCACCGCGACGCTGCTCTTCGCCAACGCCGCGGGCTCCGCGGGTGTGATCCGGCTGATCATCTCGGGCCAGCAGGTCGCTGACGTGGCGGTCGCGAGCGGGCAGACCGCAGCGAACATCGCCGCCGACGTGGCCATCGCGATCAACCGCATGGGCAACCTGCCCTGCACGGCCTCGGTGAGCACCGCCACGGTGACGCTCTCCGCGAAGCAGGGCGGCGTCCGCGGCGACGAGCTCGGCCTCTCGTGCGAGCTCACCACGACCACCACGACGGCTTCGCTCAACGGCGGCACCGCCTCGACTTCGCTCGTGCGTGGCCGCTTCGGCACCGGCACCGCGACGGCGGGCTCGGTCAGCGACTCGGTGACCAACGCGCTCGCCGCGGTCGCGACGGGCGAGTACTTCATCGCGGCTGCGCACTCGGACACCACGAACGCGGGCCTGATCAAGACGCACCTCGCGACGTACGCGGGCATCGCGGAGCGCAAGCGCCAGCAGGCCGTGATGGGCCTCAAGACGCAGAGCGTGGCAACCGCCGTGACCTTCGGGCAGACGGTCAACGCGACGCGCATCCAGATCGTCTACCAGCGCGACACCGGCTCTTCGGTAGTCGACCCCTGGACGCCCTGCACGGGCGAGCTCGCCGCGTCGGTGGCTGCCGCGCGCCTCTACGGCGACTCGACCATCGGCAACGGCGGCACGGTGCGCGGTGAGATCGCGTACCCGGCGCAGAACCTCGACGGCGTGTTGCTCGGCGGCGTGAAGAGCCAACGGCTCGCGTCGTGCGCGCTCCTCGCGACCGAGGTCAACCAGCTCCTCAACGCGGGCATCACGCCCCTGGAGCCGAGCATCGCGAACCCGGGCTACTCGCGGCTCATCAAGTCGATCACCAGCTACTCGCTCGACACGAACGGCAGCCTCACGCGCGCGGTGCACGACACGTCGTGCGTCACGGTGAGCGATTACGCCGCCGACCGCATCGAGAACGCGGTGGTCGCGGCGTACCCGAACAAGAACATCGCGCCCGACCCCACGAACTACATCGCGCCGCCGACGGCCGACGTGATCTACCCGTCGATGGTCCGCGCGACCATCCTCGCGGAGCTCGACGCGATGGAGCTCGAAGGGCTCATCATCGACGTCGCCGCGAACCGCGATGGCGTGCAGGTCGAGCAGAACGCGACGACCAAGACGCTCATCGTCGGCGTGATCCCCACGCGCGTCATCCCCCACTTCCACGCGTTCGCGGGCGAGCTCCAGCAGCTCGCCTGAGAGGTGATCCCATGCCCGCACCGCAATTCGCCTCGAACGGCTTTCTCGAGATCGTCGCGCCGACCGGCATCGGCCCCATCGGCGTCGTGCGCAACACGACCGACATCACCGTGGGGCGCAACAGCAACGCGAAGACCACGCCGACCACCACGGGCGACGTGGGCTTCTCGACGGGCGTCCGCATGGCCGAGGTCTCTTGCACGATCGCGTGCGAGGTGAACTCGGCGCAGCAGCGGAACATCGAGGCGCTGTACGAGTCGCAGCTCCCCTTCGACTACCGCGGCCACTTCGGCGGGCGGAAGCAGAGCGGGCGCGGCGTCATCGACTCGATGAGCCTCTCGTCGAAGACCAACGACGTGATCGAGTACTCGCTGAAGATCAGCGCAGCGGACGGTAAGGCGCAGTGACCTTCGACGCGAACGCGGCGGCGGCCGAGGTCACGCAGAGCGGGCGCTCGCACCGCCTGATCGCGTGGCCCGGTGACCCGACCACGCAGGTCGCGCTCGTCGTGCTCACGCGCAAGGAGATCGAGCGCTCACTGATCGAGGCGGTGAAGTACATCCGCCACGAGCTCAAGCTCGAACCGATTGACCTCTCGCTCGTCGAAGCGGACGAACTACTCGGCAACGAGAAGATCATCCAGACGCTTGCCGCCGCGATTCGCAAGGCCGACTGCGTAGACCTGCCGGCGTTCACCGCGAAGTCTCTGCGCGAGTCGATCACCAGCGAAGAGCAGACGGCGCTGATCCGGGCGTACAACGCCTTTGCGCGCGAGCGCTCGCCGCTGACCCTCGGAGAGAGCGCCGACAAGATGCTCGACGAGGTGATTCGCCTGGGAAAACCCGAGGCGCAGTGGACCTGGGCCACGTACTGCGAGCCCGATACGCTGCGCGACATCGTGATCTGCGCGGTACGCCGGCTGACACCGCCGACGAGCGAGACCTCCTCGGATACCTGATCCTCGAGCTGCAAGAGCGCGAGCTCTTCGGCGACGGCGGCATGACCGACGTGGCCGCGCTCGTGCTCGCCGCGCTCCAGAAGAGACGCTAGATGCCCTCAGTCGACTTCGAGTTCCGTGTCCGCGGCGCCGCCCAGGTGCGCCAGCAGATCGAGTTGATTCAGGCAGCGGCGCGTCGTTCGGGCTCAGAGTCTGCGCGCCTGACCGCAGCGGAGCAAAACCTCCGCACGCGACTCACACTGCAACAGATCGCGCTTCGGAGTCGCGCAGAGATCAACGCAGCGAACAACGTGGCCAAGGCAGAGCGTCAGGTGACTGCCATCGCCGCGGCTCAAGCTACGGAGCGCGGACGCATCGCGGCGCGCGAAGAGCAGGCGAAAGCGCGCGCGTACGCCGCAGCGACGCGGACCGCGGAGCGTGAGGAGCAGCGACAGACGCGCGTGGTGGAACGGGAGGCGCGACAGCGTGCCCGGGCCGAAGACCGAGCGCGTCGCGCGCGTACTCGCGAGAACGAGCGCAACACGAACTCTGGGTCGCAGGCTGGGCAGCGCGCATTCGGCTTCGCCGAAGGCTTTGCGCGCGATGCGCACGGTCAAATGCAGGGCGCGCGTCGCGCGCGTGCCGAGACCGAGCACACGCTCAACAGCGCCCTCTATCAGGCGGGCGTGTCCGGCTCCGAGGGTGCGGCGATGCGCGCCCAGGTCTACCGCGAAGTCGAGAGCGGGCGCCTGCGCGGTCTGAGCGCAGACGACGTTGCGAGCGCCATCGCGGCGACGCAGACGCAATTCTCCTCGCTCACGTCTGGCACGAACGGGCTCTCGCCCGAGGCTGCGCGCGCGAGGCGGCAGACCAACCTCAACGACATGCTCTCGGCCGCGGAGTTCGCCCGGAACACGTATCAGTCTCCGGGCGAGGTGATGCGCGTCGCTGGGATGCTTTCGAATCAGGGCGTCTCAGGAGAGATGCAGCAGCAGGCGTTGCTCGCGATGACCGGCATTGCGCAAGCGGGCTCCATCGAACTCGGCAACGTGACCCGCGAGGCGCTCGGGCCGCTCATGCAGAACATCGCTGTCGCCACCGCGAGACTCGGCGGCAACGCGACTGCGGAACAACGCGCTGCGGCGGTGCGAGACGCGACCATCAACACGCTCGCGGTGGGCGAGGTCGGGGCAGGCGCCGGTCTCTCGTCGCGTGACTCGCTCAACGCGTACGCGAAGATTCAGCGCAACATGCAGTCCGACGTGGTGACGGGACACCTGTTCGAGGCTCTGGGCGCTCGACGTGGCGGCGGCGCGCTCGCGCGCGAGCTCTTCACGACGGAGCGTGACTCGCGCGGGCAGACTGTGCACCGGATGCGCGCGGGACAGGATGCGCTCGGCGTGATGGGTCGACTCCAGCAGTTCGCGGGCGGCTCGACGCAGCTCGCGAACCTGCTTCAGGGCGGTGGCGGCGAGGCGATGATCCTCGACGCGCAGACCCGTCGGTTCCTGGGCGGCTTGTCGTCGCAGACCGCGGGCGGCCAGACGATGGCACAGCGCGTTCAGTCGCTCGTCGATCAGGGCCGGTCGTTCAACGGGGCCGACGTGAACCGTGGCCGCGACATGGTGAACGCCGAGCAGCGGACCGAGATCACCGCGCAGGAGGAGCGTCGCAACGCTGCGCTCACGATGGACTCGGCCGCGCTGCGCTTCTCGAATGCGGTAGACGCATTCGCGCACAACAACCCCTTCGCTGCGTCGCTAGCCGGGTCCGGTGTGAGCGCTGGCGGCGGCATGCTGTCTGGCTCTATCGGCTCCATGGTCGGTGGTGCGGCGCAGGCGAGCGGCGCGTTCCGTGGCCTATCCACCGCCGCTGGCGCACTGAGCCGCGGGCTTGGTTCGCTCGGCGCTGTCGCAGGAGCCGCGGCTGTCGGCATCGAGGCGGGGCACTGGCTGGGAAACCGGCTCGACGCGCTCACGCGCGACACGCAGACGACCGATGGCACGCGCATCACGTACGGTGCGAACCAAGACGGCCCGTCGCTGTGGGACGCCTCGACGTGGAGAGACCTCGGGGCTGGTATCGCCGACGCCTTTCGTTCGAACCCGCCCGTCGTGCAGATCAGCCCGCAAGCCGCCGCGCAAGCGGCTGGCGTCGCGCGCACGCAGGCCGCAGCCGACCGCAACCGCACCTAAGCCGTGGCCCTCAAAGACCAGATCGTTCGCGCCGCGTTCAACGGCGTCGAGTTCCCGTGCGCCGAGGTGTCGAGCACCCGCGCGAACGAGAGCAAGGCGCACAAGGCGTGGCGCGTGCCGGGTGCGGACATCGAGCACACGGGGCGTGGCGAGCTCAAGATCAAGATGCGCGCGGTGTTCCTGAACGGGGTCACTGGCGCGTGGCCCTCGGACATCTACCCAGGGCTACACGACCGGCTCGAGAGCGAGCTCCTTGAGCGCCCGACGGGGCGCCTCACACACCCGCGCTTCGGGACCATCGACGCGCACTTCGACTCGTGGAGCGAGACGATCGACCCCGCGACGCAGCAGGGCGTCTTCGTTGAGCTGGAGTTCACCGAGTCGAACGCGAGCGCGTTTTACCCGATCGCGCAGGCCGACCAAGAGCCCGCGTCGCAGATGACCGAGGCCGCCGAGGCCGCAGACACCGCCGTAGCGGCGGTCACCGACAAGCTGCCCGCGCTCTCGCCCGTCGTGAGTGCGCAGCTAGACTACCTCCAGAGCGACACGCTCGCCGCGGGCGAGGCCTACGGCGCGCTCGCCGAAGTACAGACCGCAGCGCAGGCGCAGCTCGATTCCGCGTACCTCGCGGGTGCCGAGGCGCACGACGCGCGCGAGCAAGTGCGGGCCGTGCTCGCCGCGAGCTACGCCTACGCCGAGCGCTACCTGACGCCCAAGCCGCAGTCGCGCACCTACGTGGTGCCCGCCCGCATGAGCCTCGCGCGCGCCGCGTCGCTGATCTACGGCGACCCGACCAAGAGCGCCGAGCTTCGCCGCGCCAACACGCTCCCCGACGAGCTGTTCCTGCCGACGGGCTTCGTGCTCGTGGTGCCCGACGATGCCTGAGCACACCGCCAAGTTGTTCGTCGGCGCGGGGCGAGGTGGGATCGAGCTCACGAACTTTGACGAGCTCGACTGCACCATCGACATGCTCGCTCCCGGCAGCCCGTGGACGGTGACGTTCTGGTACTCAGACGGCACCGTTCGCGCGGAGAATGCCTGGCGGAACGTCAAGGCGCTCTGCAAGGTCGAAGAGACCGTGCGGCTCACCCTCGACGACGCGGAGCAGCTTCACGGTCGCATCGAGAAGGTCGCTACGCGCACGAGCCGCGACGGCCGCACGCTCACGGTGAGCGGCCGGGACTTCGCGGGCCGCGCGCTCGATTGGGACGCCGACCCGACGATCCAGCTCAAGGGCAAGCAGCTCGGCGAAGCGCTCGAGCTCCTGTTCCGCGACGTGTACGCAGTGCCCGTGGTGCTCGTCTCGGGCGCCGAGCAGAGCGAGGTACAGGGCCGCCCGCAGCGGCAGCGCCGCACGCGCAGCACGTCCCGCCCGCGGCGCGCGAAGAAGGTAGACGCCTTCAAGATCAACGCAGGCGACCGCATCTGGCAGCTCGCAGACCAGCTCTGCCGCCGCAACGGCTACCTGCTCTGGTGCGCTCCGGTGAGCGAGCAGACCGCGGGGCTCGTGGTGGACGTGCCGGTGAGCACAGGCCCCACGCTCTACACCTTCGAGCGGCGCCAGCTCCCCGGCGGCGTGCTCGGCGGCAACATCCTCGACTCGACGCTCACGTACGACGGCACCGACGTTCCCACCGTCGTGACCTCGTTCGCCGAAGCGCCGCTCGACTCCAACGACGACGCGCACGGGCGCGCTGCCATCGCCAACACGCGCTACACGCAGCACCCCGCGGTCGCGCACGACGGCACCCTCTCGGGCTCGCTGATCCCCAAGCCGCGGTACATCAAGCCGCGCCGCGTGCGCACGCTCGAAGACGCGCAGAAGGCCGCGGATCGCGTCATCGCCGAAGCGATGGCCGACTTCGAGACGATCGAGCTCACGGTGCGCGGCTGGGGGCAGAACGGTCGCCTCTACGCGGTCAACACCCTCGCGCGCGTGCGCGATGACACCGAGGTTCCCGTGCTCGACGGTGTGTACTTGATCACCCGCGTCGGCTTCCGCCGCTCGCGCAGTGGCGGCACGACCGCGACGCTGCGCCTCGTGCCCGCGGGCGCGATCCAGGTGTTCCCCGCGGAGGCCGCGTGAAGCTGCGGTTGTTCGAGATCGCCTCGGGCGGCGTGCGCAGCGCCGTGCACCGGCTCCAGAGCTACCAGACGCGCGGCTACGGGCAGACCGGCGACGATGCGGGCTCCGAGCGCGACGACGACGTGCCCTTCGTCGGCCAGCCCATCGGCTTCGTGTCGCGCCCGGTGATCCGCCGTGGACTGCGCGCGCTCGGGCTCGTGGGCGACGACGACAGCGTGTCGCTGCTCGCGATGATCGACCGCGCCGTCTCGCACGCGACCGACGTGGGCGAGGGCGAGGCGCGTGTGTACTCGCCGCAGACGCCCGCCGTCTGCCTGCGACTGCTCGACGGGCTGATCGAGCTTCGCATCAACGCGACCGGCGAGCTTCGCCTCGCGCCCGACGCGGCCGACTACAAGGGCGAGTCCGTCGCGCGCAAGACCGACTTCGTGCAGGTCACGATCGCGCCCGGGACGGTGGTCGTCGGCGGCTCGGGCACTGTGCTCAACGCGCTTCCCATCACGCTCTCGGGCGAGATCACCAGCGGCGCGCTGAAGGTCAAAGCCTAGCCCGCCGCCCAATTCGCAGGCTCTTTCGCTGCTCGCGCTCGCGAGTGGAGACGTACGCGCATGCCCTCTTCGCCCACG